GCAGGGCGGAAGAGTTCCATGATCCGCGCCTTCGCTTCGTCGAGGGGACGGGTGATCGACTTCCGCTCGTCGTCAAGCGCCTTGGCCTTCGCCTTGATCTCTCGCAGGAGCTCTCCGCTTGAGACGTACTGGACGGATGTGGTGATCTCAAACTCCTGAGCAGAGGAGAGGACAGCGAGGGTTAGGGCTTCGAACTCCTGGGCCTTCACCTGGGCTTGGTCGATGAGCGCGCTGGTGGATCCGTTAGTAGCCATACTGTTTCCCCCTTTGTTTAGAATGGACGACCATGTTTATCTAGCTGAACTCGATCGGCAAACCATTCTGGGTGACGTTTTCTTATCACCATGTAGGAGATTTTGTCCTCCCGCAGTTGTGATTCACGCGCAGATTTCAAACGACGTAGGTCATCAACCTGCGGTGGACGGGTTCCCTCAACCCAAAGATCAGCATGGCCATCTCCAGTATCGGACCAACAAACCATCGGTTGGTCTAATCCTTCCCCCTTCTCACGTACCATGTCGCAGAACTGATCGATTGTGTACGTGCCGCGTTCGATGTGTGATTGATGACGCACACGACCTCCGTGGATGAAGAAGATCATCGAAAGCCAAGAGACATCGTCTTCAGACCAATCCCAACCTGGGATGTTCCACAGAACACCCATCTGTTCGGCAGTCAGATTCTCATCCACCATACTGTTTCCTCCAATTCCAGACCGTCAGGAGTGCTAGGAACATCGTGAAGTCCGAGCGGTCACGGAACTCCTCAAGCCTGTACGTCCCATCATTCTTCAGTTGGCATACGAAGCGGTGAGGGTACTGCTCGGCTTTGGACTTCCCCTCGTTGACCGCGTGTTGGTAGGCCGCAAGCTGAAGTCCCATGACGGGCTTTACCTGAGCCGACGTCTTGATGTCGATGACCACACGCCGTCTGTTGAGTTCCCCGAGACGGTCTAGGATGCCGGCGTAGTGATACCGCTTGGAGTAGACAGGCTTCTCGATCTCGTGGACGAAGAAGCCTGTGTCGGCGAGGAACTTCATCCAAGCGGAGACATATGGGGAGATCCGGGCGTAAGAGTTAGGGTCATCAGGGCGCCAGGGCTGGCCGTTGACCGACTGTGCAAGGTGGCGGTCGTGCTTCTCTGTCGCCTCGTGGACGTCCGTACCGCGCTTGCCGGCGCTCTCTATGTAGGACTGGTAGATCGGGTTCTCCAGGCCGTAGACGGGCGCCAGGATGCGAGTGACGTTGGGTACGCTTCTCCCGTTGAACATGAACGTGTGGGTGGCGGCATCGAACTCAAGCATGAGGGAGTTCCTTCATCCAACCTAACGGTGCTTGCTCAATCGCCGTTACAACCTCGGGATGGCCTGAGAACCATTCGGCGGCGTCACGTGAACGGAACTTCTTGTCCTCACCCTCACCCTGATACCAGCCACCCTCACCGCCCTTGACGAGACCCAGTGTCTTCGCCACTTCAAGCATGGACTGTGCCCGGTCGATCCCGTACAGGAAGTCCACGACGAACTTCGCTCTGCGGAATGGTGGAGAGACACTCGACTTCTTGATGAATGCTTCGACGAGGATGCCATCAGGCTCGTCCTTGGGACCGAGCCGCTGGATCTGGCGGAGGTCGATGCGGAGGGAAGCGTAGTAGCGCAGCGATCCTTCCGCCACCATCGTCGTCGTGTCCTGTCCATAGGAGCCGCCACCGGCGAAGTCGATCCGTGACCGGAGCTGGTTGACGAAGATGAGGCAGATACGCCGGCTCGTAACGATCGGGTGGTACTCACGCAGGAATGACGACGTCAGCTTGGCTACCTCACCGGGCTTGTACGTACCTTCCATCTGGGATTTCGTGGCGCAGGCGGCGAGGGAGTCGAGACCGATCGTCACGACGCGGTTGGGATCTTCCTCCCTGATGACGGTGATGAACTTCTGCATCCGCTCGTACATATCCTCAAGCGTGCGGTTGCCATCGACGTAGATCAGGCGCTCAAGGTCAACGCCGATGCGGGCGAGACGGTCGCGGGAGACACGGTTCTCCGCATCGAAGAGGATGGCTGTGCCACCGCGGGCCTGTGTTTCGGCTAGGATGTGGTGCAGCACGGTGCTCTTCGCCGCCCCTTCCCGTCCTGTGATGATGGTGAGCCTGCCTTCAGGGACGCCAGGCCGGCCGATGGCGGTGTCTAGGGTCGCGCACTGTGTTGACACGTAGCCCACCACGTCAGAATCAAGTCCGTCTTCAGAGCCTAGATGGACGGCGCGGGCGTCCTTGTCCTTGTTGAGACGTGTGACGACACGCCGCTCCAGGCTCTCCTCTTTAGCCACGACCGCCTACTTGAGTTGGTCGCGCAGCCGTTGCTTCTGAGCCTCGATGTCCTCAGCCGTCTGAACCACAGCCTTGCGTGTTCTCTTCGGCTTGGCGTTGGTGGGATCCTCCCCGGGGGAAGCTGGATCGGAACCCCACTCATCGCCGCTGTTTCCATCCGTGGAAACCTCACTCGAGGCCGGTGGCTGCGCCGGCTCCTCCCACTCGTCTGCGGGTTGCTCGGACGCAGCGGGGAGAGCGAGAGGGTCAGCGCGTTCGGCGCCTGGGCCTTCGATGAGCATGTGGACGAGCCGCTGCATGTCGGGAGCCGACAGAAGCGGGTTGACGGTGGTTGGATCGTGCAGCTCTTCAAGGACTTCGGGCCGTGGGAGGGCCGTCTGCTTTGGGCTCACCTGGATGATGTAGTCGTACTTGTCGAAGCCCCCCTCACTGGTCTTCTTCGCCTTGACCATGAGGTTCCGGCCCTCGTCGACGTCGGTGAAGTCCCCAACCTCCTGGACGAGCTCTAGGAGGAGGTCGGTGACGTCGCGGTTGGCACTCCACAGCTTGACCTTCTCATCCGCCAGCGTGCCGTCCTTGTTGAGCACGAGGACGTTCATGTACGCCGCCCAGTTCGGCCAGAACTTCCTGGCCCCTTCCTTGTCTCCGAGCTTGTTGATTTCGAAGCCCTTCTGGCACAGCGGGCAGTTACCGCCCATCATCCGGCGTGGGCAGATGTAGGCGGTCCTGTCGGGCATCCAGTGGAGGGCGACGGGTTGGAAGAGCTTGCCTTCCATCTTGTCGTGCGGGGGGAGGATGCGGACGAAGTTGGCTTCGAAGCTGCCGTTACCGGCCCGAGGCTTCCAGAACTGCGCGTCCTGGAACTCCATCTGTTGGCGGGCCTGGGTGGTCTTCTGAACGTCAAGTTTGGTGGCCATCTCGACTTTCCTTCCTTCCTGACTTCTCGACTTCCGAACTTCTACAGGTCTGTTTTACCCTAACTAGTCAAGGTTTGTCAAGTCCTATTCGTGAGGGGGAATGAGGAGTATTCCCGCACCTCCTGGAGGTGCTGACGGACTTGATCCTCCGTGAGAGACGCTGGGTCTGTACCGTCTGGGAGATCGACGATCCGGACCCGGAAGAGGTCGGATCTGAGTTCTTCCGCTGCTTTAGCTGTCCCAGCACGGCCGGCTTCATCCCCATCGAACATGATGATGACGGTCTCTACGCCAGCCCTACGGAGCAGGGACCGCTGGGTCTGGGAGAGGTGGGATCCGAAGGTAGCAACGACATTGCCCAGCGTGGGGGAAACACGCATGGCGTCGAAGACACCTTCGACCAGGATAGCGTCGGATCCGCGGTCTACCGAGTCTAGGTTGAAGAGGAGTTCGGACATCTTGCTGCCGGGAGGATAGAGAACGCGTAGCCAACCAACCGGACACTCACAGATCGGCGGAAATCCTACAGCCCCAGCGTGGCAGCGGAAGCACTCGTCGTAGATGGATCGCGCAACGAAGCTCCGAAGTTGTCCGTGCATGAAGACAGGGATGATCACCCGCCAGTCATACGCGGGGTTCCCCGGAGCATAGCCAATGCGGAACATCTGTATATGGAGAGCAGAAAAGCGGCGACGAATCAAGTAACGGTGGTAGGAGTAAGAATCGTAGAGAGTTTGTGAAAGAGCACCAGAACTGAATGGTGGGAGTGTAACGAACCCGGTCGGGAGCCACGGCGGCTTGGTGAGGGGGCCTGGGCCAAGTTGGGGGCCTCGCCCGTCCTCAACGCTATCGAGCTTGGTGCGGATGATGTAGCCCGTGCGGATCGGGTCGATCCCCAACACCTTCTCGAGGAGGGACCACTTGTTCCCCCGCTCCTCGCAGCGGTAGCACAGCCAGAGCCCTGTGGTGGCGTTGACGTAGAGCTTCTTCCGACCACAGAAGGGGCACTCAATGATCAGCTCGCGTCCACCCGATGCTCGCTGCGGGTCGAACCCGTTTTCTGCCAAGAGTTCATCGAACGTGGTCATCGCTTGATCCTCTTCTGCGGAGGAAGGTTGAGACACCGGATTGTCCCGCACACTTCGAGGGAACGTCTACTCAGTGTTGTCTTCCCTTGCAGCAGGATCCAGCGGCGGTGCTGGTTCTTGGTCGCCACTGCGAGGTGCATGTGCAGGCCGTGGAACTGCAACTGCTCGAACAGTTCGTCGGCGGTCTGAGGGACGAACCTTCTCCCGTTCACCAGGACAGTCCTCCATCTTCATCGGGATCTGCGAACTGAGGCCAACCGCTCCCGCTGCCGAAAAACACTTTGAGTTCCTTCCACTTGCCGGGTGAACCCCATTCGCTGTCCTTCAGTATCATCACCGACATGAGTGGACCAGCGGGGTCGAGGCGCTGCTCTTCAGTCTGTGCAAGCGCGACGACGAAGTGAGCGCGCTGCGCTTTGATGAAGGAACGTCCGATGTTCTTGAGGGAAATCCGAGCTTTTTCCACAGCAGTCCTATCAGCCTGAGTTGAGGTCCAGAGTGGCACGCCTTCGCGGACGACGAAGTGACGGAGTCCTTCGTAGATCTTCCCCTGATCAAGCCAGTCCTGCCGGCTTGAGTGTTCGACGATGAGGTCATCCGCTGAGTCGAGAAGGATGAGTTCAGGCACCCACCCGTCACGCCGGAGTTGCTCGAGGTCGAGCGTGAGGTCAGCCACGCTCTTGCGGCCGGTGCGGATTTTGATGTCACCGCGGTCGATCCCCAATCGCTTCTTGATCATCGGAACGAACGCGACGGCCTCTGCCTCTGGGACGTCATCGAGTGAGCGCCGGAGGATGCCGGCGACGATCCTCCCCAAGACCTGGCGAGGTGTGAGTTCGAAGGTGTACATCAAAACCTTACGGTTCTCACGAAAGGCGTTGAGGGCGATCGCGCACAGGGACATGCTCTTACCCAAGTTGGTGCTTGAGAAGAGCACAGCCAGCTCGTGGGGTCGTATTCCACCCTTCCATGCGCGGTCGATGAAGCCGATCCCTGTTGGGATCGGGGCGCCGAGATCCCGATAGAGCTCGGGGATGTCGGAGAGTGTGAGCGTCTCTTCTGTCTGCCCGAGGACGGCTTGTCTGGCTAGTCCAAGACTTGCACCTGCCTCTTCTTCCTTGCCTCGACGTAGATGGTCGGCGGCTTCGTCGAGCGCACGACCCATCCGTCTCATGCGGAGCCATTTGAGGCAGAGTTCGGAGATGCGGGGGAGGGAGGCTTCGTCTACTTCGAAGGCATCGAGCCGATCGTAGACGTCCAACATGGCGTCGATGTCGGTCCCGTAGGGTTTGGGGTTCCAGCCGGATGCCGGCGCTGCCTCGATGGTCTGTCTGGTCGTGAGCCTACGGTAGGTCACGGCTTGGTCGCGCGCGAGCATCACCAGCCCGCGCAGCGCGCTAGCGGGATAGTCTTCAGCCTCCATACCCGGCCCGTTGTCGGCAGAGAACTGTCTCTCGTGCAACAGCAGCCAAGCGAGGTAGAGGGGAGCATCCTGGTCATCAGCCATCTTCGCTCTTGGTCAGAATCACCGGCCCAGGGCCTCTATGCGCCGGCGCAGCGTGTCGCGGATTCTCTCATACGGAAGTCCGCTGGTATCATAGGCTTCGATCAGCCCATCAACTTCATCGAGCGTAACTTCCAGCACCGCCAGCAGCAGCGCGCGGACGGCGGGCGCCAGCGTCTCCCATTTATCGCAGCTTTGGCCACCGCACATCGCGCCGGCACAACAGCACGGGGCCTCTTCCTCGACAGCAGCCCACCCCTCCTGTAGCGCGTCCTGAGCGGCAGGCTCCTCTGTGCGCTCGTGTACGCCGCCGTCATGGCCGCGATCTAAGATGCAGCACTGCTCCATGTTGCCGAACACAGCCCAGCAGAGATCAGGTGCGTACTCGCGCATACGTGGAACATAGACAGGCTGTGTGCGCGCGTCCATCAGCCTTGCTCCACGAGGGTACGGTCGGGAAACAGTTCTGCAAGTAGCGCTTCTGTCTCATCAGTCCAGAAGCCAGCAGGGCGGTCCATATCCTCTGCGACTTCGCGCAGCGCCGCCACGAGCTGCGTGTTGCGCTCGCGGAGGCGTAGCATCTCTCCTCGGTGCAAGGCATTGCGATTAGCCTCCGCGTCTATGCGCTCCAGGAGGCGGTCTACGTCGGCTTGCAGTTGTTTCACTCGTTGCCACTGTTCCTCCGCATCTAGCTGGGCAGCAGCAGCCTCAGCCTTCCAACCGAGCGCCGAAGCGTTGGCGATCTGCGAGGCCCGTGTATCGTCCGTCGTCGGCTCTTGTTCACTCATCCAGCACCTCTTCTTCCCAACACCGTGACGCAAGTGATCACTGCGTCATCCGCGTCATCATCGTGCTCTGATGATTCGCCGCCCACGAGCGCCACTTTCTCCCGCATAGCCGCATCTACGATCTGCGCGAAGCCTCGGCGCATGGCTCGGTTGCCGTAGCGAGCACTGCGGACATAGTCCACCGCGATGAACGGTTCATACCCGTGGCTGCGGAGCTTGGTGCAGGCTTCCTCCATGGTTGTTGCGATAGCAGCCGTGTAGTCCGCTGCGCCAACTTCCACAACTGCGCAGAACGGCCCGACGCCAAGCACCGGCCATACACCTGCATTGTCCTGCGTCCTCTTTGCAGCCGGAGCGACAACGTTCGACACCCACTCGTCGTTTCGTTTGCCCTGTTTAGCGAGATCGCTCGGCGTCTCACTCATCCAGCACCTCCTTTTCTGGGCACCAGGAAGCGGTACAGCAACAACACGATGAGCCAGGTGAGCGCCCACGCCGTCGCTGCTACGTAGAAACCGACCACGGCCCAGATTGATGTCGCCCCGAGCGAGGCAGCCCACGCGTAAGTCAGCAAGAGAAAGGAAATGACCGCTATCCATGTTGGGATTCTCATCCCAGCACCTCCTCTAGCTCGCGGGCGCGGGCGAGGACAATCTTCGCCATCTCCTCGTATTCCATCGCGTACCACGGGTGCTCAAACCACTTATGGTCGAAGTCAAGTGCGGGCAAATCCTCGGAGTCGGCAATGATCTCTGCCATCTCCCACGCCAGGGCAGCGAAGCGGGCAAGGGCGACACCGTGCTCCTCCAGGATGGAGCAGGCGGAATTGCGTTTGAGCCAAGCAGCACGTCTGGCACAACTCTCTTGGTGCTGGGGGAACGCAAAGTTGGGCGGCGGTGTAACGCATTCAGGTGTAACGCATTCACATGATGGAGGTTCACGCTCAAAATCATCCGCCAGTTCGCGCAGCCGATCGGGGCCTGTGGGGTTAGGGGTCATACCTTCTCTCCTTGCGCGGCGAGCGCGGCACGGGCAGCCTCGGTTGCTTCCTCTAGGCGGTCGATTCGCGGCATCAGGGCCTCAGCGCTTGCTGATACACCCCCAACGGCTCGTACCATCAGGCGGAATTCGTCAGCACTCGGAGCCGTATTCAATAACGCAGTTAGCAGCCTCGCGTAGCCGCTAGCAGTCTCCCTCACCCGCGCAAGCTCGGCCTCTAGCTTCGGCCACTCGACCTTGTTCAGCACTTCCAGCTCGTGGCGCAGGCTTTCTCGCTGACGTTCTGATGCGGCAAGCTCGGCCTCTAACTCGGCCTGGCGCTCCTGGGCTGCGTTGTAGCCTGCCATGTAGAGCGGCCCCAGGGATTGCGTGATCTGCGG